CCTCCTTTTCTTCTTAATGCGAACCCACACCCAATCCGCCATTTGCATGGCGGTATAAATGGCGGTGAGGATATACACCCAGCTCTCCCAACTAATGCCTAAGAAGGTCGTGCTTGTCACTAGCGCACTAGGCACCCACTTAAGAAGCTCTGTGGTCCCGTCTGAGTTTAACATGTTCCTCCTTATGCCAGCTGCACCCTGGCACCCACAGTGCACTCTGGGATTACTACCCCGAAGTCAATAACACTACCTGTGATGGTGTAATTACTACGACCTTGGGATAGTCCATCCAGTGTCACGTCATCAATAGTTGACACGGAGACGCCAAGGTCAACCGATGTTGTGGTGCCAGTGGCTGGCACATGAATCCACTCCCAGGAGCCTGGGTCTGCTGGTGTGATATAAGAGCCAACCAACACAGACACACGCTCGCCTGCACGCAATGGCGGGTCTGCCAGTGTGATTACATTGTCATCAATCTCAAACGCACCAGCAAACTGGTCTTGGTAAACACCGTCCCTGTGAACAATTGCAGATGAGAAGTAGAACGGAGGGAAGACCCTGTTCTCACCACCTGACGCCTCATATGTCCAAGGTGCTGTTTTGTGGCTGAGATTGGAATCAAATGCCTCTAGAAGACCGACAATCTGCTGGTCTTGTCTGTCATTCCAAATGGTATGCTTCTGGTCTACATCATCAACATGGGAGGATAATGTATCCAGCTGTGTCTTGTTAACTGCATGCCCACCCTCTGTGCCTGGCATCAGGTTAACTATCTTATTCCACCCCATATTCAGATTCTGCTTGAGGTAGAAACCATCAGGGTAGAATCCATCCAGAAGCTCCTGGGTAATTTCCAGGAGGTGAATAAAGGTGTTGTTGAGAGAGGCCATGTCTAACATAACCCCAGGTTCAAATTGAGCAAATGGGTAGTCTTTGCTTGCGATACGACGGATACGAATAACCTGTCCGTTCGCTAGTGGTGTTAGAAATGTAATCTGGTTTGTACCAGAAAGACTCCACCCTGTAGCTGACTGCCAGCTTGACCCATCCCACCTCTCTACATATATCTGGTTGGCAAGGAGATACCCCTTGCCTTTACCAGTAAACGCGAAGTTGAATGTTGTGGCTACACCATCCCCTGTTCGCTCGACGTAGCTATAGCTCATCAATCCTCCAATAAGTCTACACTGGCCTTGGTCATCTGACCAATACCAATGGTGTTTGCCAGTGGAACCAGGCGTCTCACCTTGTCCACAACCTGTCTCGTGGAGACATCGTCATCCCCTGTTGCATAACGAGACATCATATTGATTGCACCTACAGCATCGCCAATAACCCCGGCACCTGCAACCAGCTCACCAAATCCTTGCTTCTGGAATCCCAACCGACCAGGTGCCTGCATCATTGAATCTGGCATGAGTCCGAAGGTAGCCAGGGCATCACCAGCCAGGCCGAAGCCTGCAACCTGTGGCAACTTGTTGAACACACCCATTGCCATGCTCTGAGTGGAGAACTTATCACGAAGGAACTTATCGCTATCCTCACGACCCAAGGCTTGCATCTGCATCTGGGTTGCGTAGGCAGCAAACCCCAGAAGTGTGGACCAGCCCAAAATCATAGCCGCCTGAATCTTATCACCTCGCAGGTCATGGATGAGCTGCTTCTCGATAGACACAATGGAGAATGATTTAAACTGAGTGAGTGCCTTGCCCCACCACTTGTTCATCCAGATACCCTCATCACCGATGAAGTTACGCTGAATGAGACGGCCACTCATTCGACGCACCGCAACACCCACGGTCTCCCGTAAATCAGGTTCCATTGCATCGAAGTTCATCATACGCACTTGCTGACCGTTGTAGTCTGCGTGTGCTGGGTTGTCGTCAAAGTGACGCTGCAATCTCTTCATGGTTGCCTCATCAAGGCCAACCTCATCAAGGTCTGCCTGTGGTAGCTTGCGTCCTCCAGACAGGTGTTCCTTGAGTCGCTTGTTAATGGAGCGTGCCACAATCTTCTCAGAGCCGCCCTGCACTGCCTTGAACCCAGACAGCCACAAGTTAATACGGGAACCCATAGCCAATCCGTTGTCGGCAATCTTGCTCAGACGCCCCAGGTTGTCCATAGACTCACCAAACTCATCATGCCTTACGTTCCACCCGGTCAGCCAGTTGTCCTCACCAATGTAGCCAATGAGTTCCTCCATCTCCCGGAGTTCCGGCTCCAGCAGTCTGCCCTGGGCCACACCGCCCTCACGGGCCGCACGGCTGCGCAGGAAGCGCGTAGCGGGCACGGAATGCAGGACTGTACCTAAGCCCATCTTGACCACAGATCGTGCAATCTCGGGCACCTGGGCGAAGCCCATCTGGCCCAGGCGGAGCAGGCCTGTAATCTCACGGACCCGGCGAGTCCCTTTGACAATCCCGGAGTTCGGGTCGGCGTCCACGGTATTCCCGTTAATCAGCCGGACGGAATCCCGGAGCATATCTGCCTCGGCCCGGAGCTGCTTGATTGCCCCGGCATCCATGCCCGCCATGTTGCGCCCAGCGCGTTCTGCGGCGTCGATAGCGTTCAGTGCACTCTGGGTAGTCGGGAAGCCCATTCGGGCCAGAGCGGCCCCGCCAGCGGCCTCTTTCGCGTAGTTGTCTGCCAGCTCACCAATGTTGGTGTTGAGCAGGTCCTGGACACGCATGCCGCCATAGCTTGCCTGGGTGTTGATACCCATGCTTGCCTTGGCTCGGTTGGATACAGACTCAGCCATTTCAGACAACTCTGTACCTTCGATGAAGTTATCAATGATGCTGTCAGGGACCCCAGCTTTCTTGAGGTCAGCAATCAGCACTGCCTGTTGCTCCTGCGACACAACCCTGTCAAAGGCTACACGGCTGGACAAGGTGGAGTCAGAGCCACGAACATACTGGACTTTAGCCAGTGCATCAGCAGCCTTCTTGCCCATCTTATATTTACCAGTCTGATAGCCAAGGGACAGAAGGTCGATAACGGCCTCTTTGCTGCCCAGGCGGTTGACTGCCTCCGTGATTTTGATGCCATCAAAGATAACAGGGACGTAATCCTTAGCAGACTTGACGTCTTCAAAGCCCTTCTCGCCAGCAGCCTTGCGTAACTCCAGGCCTTTCTTGAACTTGTCAGCGATACCTTCGGCAGCAAGCTTGACACCTGGCGAGGTATTCTCTGTGATACCGGATACAATCGCAGTGTATACCTGGTTGTTGAAGTCACGAGTGACAGCAGGGTTGAGGTAGTCAATGGCACGCAGGTTGTTATCCTTGATGAACTGAGAGAAACCATCGTTGTAGCGGTTCTTCTCAGCAGAGCGAATAAGGTTGTTATTCACATCTGAAAGGATTGCTGCGGTCTTGCCGTGATAGCTACCACCCTGGGCGTTCTCCAAGAGGCGCAGTCCAAGCCCACGGAACACAGGGTTCTTTGAGTTCATAATGACCGAAGACACAGAACCCATGTTGCCTGCCCACTTAACTGGCTTAACCCTAGATGCATAGGCTTCACGTGCCAAGGTGTCCATAAGGTCTTCCATGCTGTCTGACAGGTCGAACTGCTCCCCTTGAATCTCAGAGCCTTCTACTCGGGCGGCTGACAGGTTATCTGGCTCTTGCTTACCAGCCTGCTCTGCTGCCCTCTGTGCTTCATCAAACTTCATGGTCGGAGTCTGCTTGCTTGCACGCTCAGCCCGGATAGCAGCCAAGGCATCCTGCACAGCACGCTTCATCGGGATAGGTTCAGGCTTTACATCCAGGCCCAGCTCCTTGAGCTTCTCTTCCCGTGACAGGTTGGAGAATCGCTTGAGTTCATCCTTAGCCTTAGTGACGTTATCCATCTTAGCCAGGGTTGCTTTGGCCTCTTCTATACGCGCCACTAAATCTGCGTGTGGCTCATCATAGCGGCGGGCCAGGGCCTTCTTCTGGACTTCCCAATCAAGTGCCTCTGTCTTGGTCCGGGGAGCACCAGCTTTGGCCGCAGCCTCTGCCTGGGCATCCACCTTCTTACTACGCATGCTTGCCGCTTCTGCCTCAAGCTCCCGAATCTGCTTCTTCAAATTACCCTTGTCCTTAGAGGAGAAGCGATAGTTTGCGTCAGCTGTGAGTGCCTCAGTGTGCTTGGCGATACTGTAGTCGATATCCACGTCACCGGACTTGAGAGGGTCACGGTCACGGACTGCCATGTAGGCATCATATTCCATCGCCTCTTGCACAGCCTTGGATGCGTTGCGATCGAAGTCATCCGCCCCGTCTACAACAGTGCGCAGTGGATTTCCTGGCTCAGCTGTGGGCACATCTGCATCATCACCTAAATGTCCTCCACGAATACGCTCACGTGTCAGCGCACCGATAGTTCCACCCATAACTGCCCCAAAACCAAAGGCAAGCATGACATTATCAGCATCTCGCTGGTAATCCCCCTCCCCTATTACAGCTTCTAAGGCAGCATTACCTGCACCAGCAACAGCAGCAGTTTTCAAGATACGACCAATGCGTCCCACTTTCCAAGCCCCAGCAACAGGTGCGGCTACAATAGATGCAGCCCAACCAGCGGGGTCAGCAACACCAGCAAACAACTGTGCAGCGAACCCGGTGAACCCATTACGGGCCAGGATATCGTTGCGGTCCTTGTCAGCCTTGGCATTTGCCATGTTGAATTGCAGTTGCTCTGGGGACTTAACGTCCTTTGTGATATCCTGTGCAACCTCGTAGCCATACAGTCGGGAAAGCTCATCTTTGGTTGTGTCTGGTACAGAATACCCTTCTTGTGGTGTGAAGGTGGTGTTGTGACGCTCAAGCGCCCGCTGTCCACCATACAGCGCCCACTCATTATCTACCGCCGTTCGCAGGACATGATCTTCTGCACGTGCAGCCTCAGCCTTGCGCTCTGATTCTGCCACCTGCGAGAAGGTTGGTGGCAAGGTCCGGCTGTCTGTAGGGACCCAATTTCCATTCTGTTGCATGGTTACCTCTCTATTAATGACAATCATAAAGGCCTGTCCAACGTGTTGGACAAGACCTTGAGTTTATCACTAGACTGAAAGTGTTCCCACTCGGGAGTTCTCAGTCAACTTACTAGGCCCATTCACCTGTAACCAGCCATCTTTGCCAATCTTGGATGCCAGGCCTTCACGGAGGAAGTTGGCAATATCAGCAGAGGCGAACTTGGCATACATGGAGCCGTCTTCCTCAGTACGCACCTGGGTAATCTTGGGCATACCGGAGGCAGACATAGCCATGTTATAGGCCTCAGCTCGACGACGCAACAGGCCTGGGCTACGTGCTCCCTTGGTGTAGTTGGTGTCCAGCATATTAATGAAGCCCTCAGTGAAGCGCCCAGCCTTGAAGTCGGCATAGGCCTTCGGTGCATTGGCGATACCCTGCTTGCCCAAGTTGTAGGACAGGTCAAGGATACCACGCTGCACGCCAGGGTGCATGGAGTCAAACGGCACAGCCCAACCACTGGTAGACGGCTGGTGTGCCTTGATGTCCTGCTCCAGCAGTTGACGGGCACGCGCCGGGGTTAACTCGGATTGGCCTTGGCGAAACGGCACTTTCTCATCACCGATAGTGACATACCCGTTACGCTTCTCTTCTTCTGTCAGGAGGTGACCAAAGCCAATGTTATCACCACCTTCGTCGCGGTAGACGGAGTACGTCCCTGCTCGCGGGTCAAACCCAGCGTTGATGGAGTTCTCCGCCTTGGCGACATAATCATAAAACATGTTTTGGTTCTCCTTATACCCAAACTCGAAGTTACTTGGTAGGTTAGCGCCATCTGCGAATGCAGGTGACATGAGGAAAGAGCTGATACCCATCTTGCCCACGTTCTTGGCAGTTACATCCTTGGGGTCCTTGACGGTAGTAGGGCTAATGCCCCAGGAACCCATCTTCATCTGCTGTTCACGGAAGGCTTTGTTGCCGTCATCACGAGCCTTGACCTCTGACTCATAATACTTCTTGAGCAGACCCTGAGCCTTAATCTCAGAGAGAGGCATGGCTGGTGTGACAGGGGTGCGACCGGAGCCAGCACGGATGGTGAACAGGCCACGCTTCATATCCACGTCGAAGTATAGGTCTTTCTCATCCATACCACCCGATGCGTCCAGTAGTGCCTGCTTATTGTCATTGAGATACTGACGGAGGGCAAGCGGCATATCCTTCTGGTTGGTCTTGAGTGCTTCACCCAGGCCACGAACATCACCCTTGACCAGAACACCAGAGGTAAAGAACCCCTCAGACAGCTGGGAATACTGACCCTTAAGGTACTCAGTAAGGTGTCGCTTGATGGTGTCATTGTTGTGGCCTGCCACCTTCATAGCACGGGCAATCTCACCTGCATCCTGGAGCATCAAGTCCTTACCCATGTCCGACATGTTGTCACCACGGGTTAACCAGGAGCCACCTGCGACATCGCTGACCACACCATCCACATCACTGTTAAGCTCTTTGAGGACACTGGAGGGAAGCTTATCACCATGGCTCGCTGCCTGTGCGAACTCCACAGCCTGGCCTGGATTGTACCCCATACGGGTTGCTCGCTCATAGTTCTCGGCGAAGGCATACTCCTTGTCACCCATCACCGCACGGCGTGCATCCTCTGGGATTGCATCACGAGCCTGCATCAGGGTCTTCATGGCCTCTGGCTCAGCCTTCATATCCTTGAGGTTGGCCGAGGACATAGACATCAATGCCTGGTATCTGTCGGTGATATTAGGGTCCTTGATAAGTTGCTCACCCAGCTTGGCATAGCGGGCACGCTCGTACTTACCACGGATAGCCTCTGCCGCCTCACCAGTTGCACCTGTCTTGAGGATTTCATCATCAGCGAGCTTGGTATACACACCGGAGATGGCCTCGGCATAGCTCTTTCTTTCCTTGTCGCTAATGTCCTGCAAGCCGAGGGGTGAGCCACCTTCTCCTCGTTTAACAAGGTCAGCCAGCTGAGCTGTCTTGGCATGCTGCTTGGCTACGTTGTTAAACAGGGTGGTAATCTCCCCGTCTGACCAGGCTGTGCCACCAGAGAGCTTATTGTGATTCTCCATAATCTGGAGCATCTCATCCTTGTTCAGCTCACCCTTGGTGTACGCCTCAATGGCTGCGTTCTTCTTCTCGAACAACTCAACCTGATTAAGGCTCGCCCAGGTTCTGTTGGCGCTAATCTCACCAGTCATGAGTTTACCGTTACGCTCATAGAGGGATACGCCATCTTTGTCCTTGAGGGACTTGGTTGCCTCAATGAAAGAGGAATCACCAATGGACGCCTTGCTCAGTGCCACGTCAGCCACCATAGCCTCATACTCTGGCTTGGTCAGCTGCATGGTCAGAGCTTCCTGCTGGAGCTGGTGGAGGGCCTCATTAAGGGGTTCACCAGAAAGACCTTTGGTCACCAGGAGAATGCGAGATTGCATTGACTGCGCACGCTCAGCACCCTCCCGCTCCAGCTTGGCACTCTGCCGTGCAGCAAACACCTTGGGCTGCTGCTCCATGAATGCGTTGGTGATAATCTTGCCAGTCTCTTTGTCAGCACCCAACCCTGGGTACTTCTGGATTACCGTATCCTGAATGGCGTTGCGGGACTTGACCACATGCTGCTCCCACTCAGCATCATCACCAGTGAATCGCTTGGCGTCCTCCTGGAGCTGAGCTGTGGATGCAATCACATCATTCTGCAACTGCACCAACATGTGAGCACGAGTACCGCCCACGGTGGCCTCATCACTCGGGAGAAGACCACGGAGTGCTCGGTCGTACTGGACAACCTTGTCATCCTCAACACTCCGATTCATGATGTCGGTAGCCAGGCCTGCTACTGAGCCAGCAGCGTTAAACAGGTCATCCACAAAGTTACCTAAGCCAGGTTGGGTTTGCGGGGTGCCAACCTGGATTGCTTGAGTGGCAGACCCACGAGGTCCACCTGTTGATTGGACAGGGGCCAACCCCTGCACTGCTTGGCGCTCAATAGCCATTTACCCTCCTAATCCAGACGAATACTTACGGGAACTATCCCATGCATCTTTAAGTGAACTTGCAGTCTTGGCACCACCCACGAATGCGGATGCCGCTGAGCCAACACCAGATACCAGAGATGCAAAGGCAGAAGGTTTCTCGAAAGACCGCATCTGCATCTGGCCTCCCGTTCGGATAGCCTTGGCTTGGTTGACGAATGACTGTTGCTGATTCTCATAGTTGCGCACAATGGTGCTCTGGTTTCTCCCTGCTTGGCCATTGAGGTCACTGAGCATAGAAGAGATAGAGGCACCGCCAGTGCCAGAGGCACCAGCAAGCAGCTCCACCTGAGCACGTTGTTGCAGAAGACTAACCTGGTTATCAATAAGCTGCTCACCATACTCCTGGTTAGCCGCCGTCTGGGCCTGGCCGAGCTGCCTGTATTGCTCTCGGGTGTTAATCATCTGCTGCTTCCACTGCTCGTTCTGTTGCTTGCGCAATGCTTCGGCCTGGTCGCCTTGACCCAGGAAACCTGTGAGCGAGCTGAGCAGAGAACCACCCATCGCCAGCAGGCCCCCGCCCATGCCACCACTACCACCCAATGCGCTTATGGCACTCCCGGCGACACCACTGGCCCCCAAGGAACCAAGGGCGCTGGAACCCATAGCTGCTAATCCTGCTATTGCCATTATACCCTCTTTCTGGTTGGGTTATAGGAACCACTCCACTCAATGTCCCTGAGCTGGAACGTGTGAGGTGAAATGGAGATGATGCGGTACTCCACATCCGTACTCAGTGCTCTGAGTGGGAAAGAGAATGTACCACTTGTGGGCTTGACGTAACCCACCACGTTGTTCCTGGCACCGCCAACCCTGTTGGATGCCTTGGCGACCCTTACGGCCCCAGACTTCCTGTTGGTAATCTCCACAGTAAAGTCAGGATACCTGTCAAGGTTCAGGTGAACCAGTCCAATCACAGGGACGTCCTGGTATGACACACGGTCCTGACTGTCTCGGATAATGACATCTGTAGGCACGAACTCTACCTTGTACATCTGACCAACCTTAGCTGCCCAGATTTGGGAGGTGTCGCCCAGGCCATACTTGGTTGAGAGGACACGGGTGTTGGCGTCGTACTCAAACAGGAAGGCACCACCTAGGTATGCCGGGTCGCCATTCGTCAACACAGCCTCAAGCATCTCAACCTGAGTAGGAACCCAAGGCAGAGGAGATGACTTCCAAGATAGCGTGGCCTCATCCCATGTGAGGCTGACGGTTACCGTGCGGTCCATTCGAACCTGGTCGGAGCCAGACAGCAGTGGGTCACCCATATACATAGCCTCAAGGAATACACCATCATTACGCTTGATGATGAGGTACAGTGTCTCACCAGAGTAATACAGACCACCAATAGTTGCCCCGTAAAACTCCCACTTGTGCCACGCAGATTGCACCTTGTCTGTTCCCTGCCATAACCAGTCATAGACAAAGACCCGGCTGCGGTTGTCCTCAGACAGAGCAAACAACCTGTTAAAGTTGGTGCTGCTTGCCATATGGTAGATACCGCCACGTATCAGCTTGTTGACATGACTAGTCACAGGCTGGGCTTTCTTGGTGTCCGAATAAGAGTCCGTATAGAACTCACGGATATTCGAGTAGGCACCATCCTTGGTGGCGAACATCACAGCCTCACCAGTAACAACCGGGGCTACATTGGTGTCCACCTCAAAGGTTGTAGTGGGCCGCAACAGTGCAGTTGCCTTGGTCAGTGGCTTGTCACCAGGTAAGATGAATTGAGCGTTGTCTGAGAACAACACCGTATCTCCATCCAGGACCTTGGCATGCTTGAGGGCATACACCTCGCTTGCATCTGCAAACACATCAATCGGGTCCGTATCCACAGCTGACAATACTGTCTGCCGGAAGAACTGGAAGAAGTAAGATGTGCGAGACATAATGCAAGACTCTCCAGCTGCCAGGCATAACCTGTTTTGCACCATGAAGATATCACTGAGGCTCTGGTCAACAAAGGAGGGCATTGGGTTGGTCAGCTCATCACCCACCGCCCGGTCATCCCAATAACCTTGCTTGATGGTGAACTGAGCGATGCCGCCAACAATATTGGTGCGCTCAATGATGTACGGCATGGTTGTGCCATCAAAACCAAGCACCTCATCTGCACCCAGGGTTTCCTGCCAAGTGACAAGGTTGCCATCAGATGCCTCGGCCTTGAGCCAGTAGCGAGACTCTGGTTTGCTTCCGGTAGGCCAGACTTGCACCAGGTAACCAACAGGGGCCTTGCTAGGAAGCAAGTCTGTCGAAGTCACCTTGTACTGGATAGCCACCAGGTCTTTACCCTTAGAGCCATCCTCTGTGTCAACCGTGAAGTTTGCACCATCATTACGCTTAATAACAATAGTCGTCCCAAGGCGAGACACTGTGTAGTCAGAAACACCCGCCCAAGTTAACAGGTTGGTGTAGAGCTGCTCTGCAATAACCTCAGTCCTGATTGTCTCAACGTCACTGGCACTTCCACCAGACGCTGTCTTGTACTCAGCCGCCTTAACACCATTAATGATAATCTGGTAGTTAGTCCCGTACTGACCATACGCACTGAATACCAGGGCAGTGCCACCAACAGCTGGGGTCTTATCTGCCCTTGCTTGAACAATCTTCGTTCGGTTAACCACAAAGGTAGTGTCACCTACAGTAAAGAATTTGTAGTCAACCCGAGGGTTGCTACTATTGAAGTAACTGGCAGCACCCTCTGTTTCCGTTACGGTACACTTGCGTCCTTGCTTGTCGAAGATATCCGGGATGCCGAGTGGGTTGGTTATCATCCAGTATTCTTCTACATCATCACCTCGACGATAATGATGGATATTGGTATTGTCCTGGATAAGGCCAAGGTCGCCAAGTCTTGCAATGTGCACCGTGCCTGGTCGGCTCTTGGTTCCCTCTACCACATCCATACTACAGTTGATTGCATCGGTGCACTGACCAGGTAGCCTCACAGATGCAGGCTGCTGGCTGATACCTTGTATCTGCCGACCTAACGAGCCTTGAACTTCCATTACCACCTCCAGGGTCTTACGGGGTATCGGTCATACGGTGAGTGATCAAACCCCGCTGTGTTGTTAGGACCTCCCGCCATAATGCCGAAGTTTCTCTGGGTTGGGTTGTGTACCAACATGTTGAGCCTGTTCTGCTTAGACTCTTCCACCTGCATTCCAGTATGAAGGTTAGCCGCCATTTGCATGTGCATCTGCAACTTGGTCTGGTCTGCATCCTTGGATACAATAAACTCAGCAGCTGCCTGGTACGCAATGGCTTGCAGGACATTAAGCGGCATGTGCTCAAAGGGGAGCATCAGCATCAGGTCTAACCAAATGAAACCATCAGGGCCTACCAGCGGTGACACATCAAATGAGTGCAGGGTGGTAGAGTACAAGCGGCCAGCGCGGATTGTGATATCAATCTTGCGGGTATTAAGCGTGTACGCCTGGAGGACCTGCAAGGTGTTATTGGGCAACACCACCTCTCCATTTGAATCCGGGGCGAATGACCAGCGAGGCTCCCGGTTAAACCACCAACCTTTACCATCATTGTACTGCAATCGCTGGGATACAATATCAATCATGGTGTCTGCATCTTCTGCATCGAGGTCGCCAGAGGTAAGGTTGTCAACCCCACTGCGCCCAATGGCACGCATACAGAGATTGACGGCATCCAGCTTGGTGCTCAGTGAGTTAAACTGAGACTCCGCCATGATGCTAGGGGTATCACTTTGAATTGGCATTATCTCTCCTTTCAGCCACAGACACAGGACCTGTTGCCAGGACATAGCACCAGAAGCCAGCAAACAGGAGTAAGGTAACACAGAGTAAATAATACATGTTCCCTCCTAAGCAAAAGAACCCCACCCCTCAGATAGAGAGATGGGGCTTGTATTAGCTTACCGCTTTGGTCAGGATAACCTTGCGGTTCGCACGTTTGGTAACGGCAGTGTCGTCAGCGCCAGTACCGCTCGGTGCACCAGTAGTGCCGTCGCGTGCAGTGGTTACAACAGACACAGCTTCCCAGCGGTCCGGGATTGCACCTTCTGCCAGGTAGGTGTCGATATAGAAGGTCTTCTCTTTCTTCTCCCAGAAGATGTCGCCAGTCAGCTCAATGGTGCGACCGACCAGCAGTGCATCCATAGAGAAGATTACCGCCACAGCGCCAGCCATCGGTGCAGTGGTGTCATAGCGGAATCCGTTATCGGCATTGGACAGCTTGTGGTGCGGAGCCGTCTGAGAGAATTTCGGGAAGCGGTTGGACGGAACAACCGGGACGTTGAAGGATTTCAGAGCAAAGCCCTGTACCGTGCTTTCGTCAGCCAAGGTGTAGCTGCGGTCGACGATACGATCCATGTCACGCAGTGCGTTGAAGTACTTCCACGGCATCAGGATGACCAGGTCGGAGATATCCACCTCCTGCTCCAGCTGCTGTTCCAGCGCATACTCGACGGCAGCGGCCAGATATTGCGGGGAGGTTTCAGCGGTATCCGCCGTGATGTTCACGTTAATGGAGAAGCCATGTCCCGGAACGCGCGGGTTGGTACGCAGCGCTTTGGTGTTGCTGATACCACCCAGCAGAAGCTGCTGGACAACCATCTCATCTTCCAGGCGCTTAAGCTGCTTGGCCTGGTTTACAGCGATCTTCGGCTTGAGGCTGTCTATGTCACCCTGGACATCATGCAGCATTGCTACCGTGTTACGGGCGATAACCGTGGTGTCGATGACAACCTGGTTTTTATCGGCCTTGGTCGGGGTAGCTGCCGGAGACTGGCCAGGTGCCAGCACCTGGATTTCAGTTTCACCCAGGTACTTGTTGGATACGGTGTTGGTGCCAGTTACAGTTTCAACCTGGAAGTGGCTCAGCAGGTTCTCGCCTTTCAGGTACTGCTCGCGCACCTTGCCGTTAAACTTTTCGATCAGAAGACTGTCAACCTCACCGGAGTGGGATACGGCAACGTTAGTCAGTACGTTAGGTGTAGACATTATTTCTCCTTATAAACTATTGAAATAGTAGGGAATTACGAATGCCGCGATTCCCTGCTTCTATACTCGCCACTATTAGAGGCCGCGAGCCATCCCGGCGCGACGACGTTCATCCAGTGCTTTCTCGGCAGCAGCTGCCCCGGCACGGTCGCCCTTAAACTTGGTGCTCAGCTCAGCGATGGCCTTCATGTATTCCGCAGAGGATAGAGGTCCATTCTCGTTGGATACGCGGGCTGCATCGGCTTGGATGAGGGTAACCGATGGGTCACCTTGCGCTGCCGCACGGCGAGCCTCCAGGTCCTTCACTGCCAGCTGCTGGAAGTACATGTTACCTGAGCGCATGCTTTCGTTGAACTGCTCCAGCTCCTCATCGCTGAGGGTCTCCAGGGCGAACTGCTCCAGGCGGGACCAGCCTTCATCACCGCCAACAGTGGCAGACACCAGGCCATAGCGCTCGGTATCCGCAGCCTGGCGCTGGGCTGCTTCCCGCTCCTGGGTAGCAAAGAAGTTCTCGTTGGTTGCCTTGAGGCCGGACAGGTAGGCATCAACTGCGAATTTGCCAAAGGCTTCATAGAGCTTGCCCTTGGTTTCTTCTGACAATTCAAACTTACCTTCTTTGCTATAAAGCTCGGCAGCAATTGCCTTGGCATCCAGGCCCTTCTCGCTGAGGGCTGCGCTGACATCTTCCGGGATGTCGATGCTTACGCTTACGTCACCGAAGAAATATTCCGGTTCTTCCACGGGCGCGGCGTCATCTGGCTGAGGTTTACCATCCTCTCCGCCATCTCCTTGTTCGCCTTCCGGTTTCTGCGATCCATCACCGTTCGGCTCATCAGCTCCCACAACAGGTACAGTATCAGGAGAAGTATCAACAGATTGCTCATCGGGCACCTCAGTAGTGATTTCAGTAGTAATTTCAGGTTCCATTATAACTCCTGTAAACCTTGGTTAATGACTTGAGGGATGGACTGTGCCACACCTTCATTGAGTGTTTGGTCTGCTTGTTGTTCCTGTGCTTGCTCCGCAGCAGCCGCGGCTTCCTCTTCGGACATGAGGAATGGGAAGTCAGCTGATATCTGACCACGAACCCAATCCATGTACTCGGTAGGCTTGATCGCTTGTTGCGCCCACTCAGGCCAGGTGGAGGTTAAGGTGATGTAGTTTGAGAACTGAGCAAGCTTATCCAGCTCAGCCATACGACCTAATGCCTCGATACCTGTGATGATTACCGGGTCGATGAATTCTGAGCCAAAGGACCCAGCATTCTCCTGCAAACCCCAAATAGCCATCGGCTGCTGCATCGTTACAGAGAACAACGAGTACGCACCGCCCAGACTCTGCTCCACTTCCATAGCGTCGCGTTGAATCTCTAAGGCAGTCACGCGCTCAGCATCTCGCCGTACCAAAGACTCCATCATGAAGACTACGCCAATCCTTCGGACGTACTTCTCTAATACTGCATCGATGGGTGTAAGGTCAGCGTATTTGCCGAGCTGGACGATGTGGATATCTTCCTCAACACCCGTGATTACCTCACCAGTGCCAGAGTTAACGAAGTGTTCCACATCAGTTTGAGCACCTGGACGAATCAGGTACTTGATGTCTGCCATAAGCGCAGCACCGCGTGCCACCGCCTCAGACAGGAACTGGACGACAAAGGCATCCCCGGAGTAATCCTCCCAGAGTGGTCTGCCCCAATCCTCACCGTAAGACCGCTTCCAGGTAAGCACCATGAACGGAAGCTTATCCGTCTTGACCCGGCTGGACTTGCCAACTGGCAAATCATCTGCCGACTGCTGCACTTTCCAGAAGCCATCACCCTCATAGCATGCGTGAGTATAGAGCTTCACGTTATCACTATCCTTGAGCTGCTTACCACGTCTTGCCGCCTGAATGGCAGCACGCAGGGCAGGCTCGAAGGTGCGTAAAGCCTTCTCTTGTAGCAGGATGATATCCATAAGCTGACCATTGGTATCCCTCTGGACGACATAATGGTGCATCGGGATGCAGCTGATAGGGCCAGCTGGGTCATTTGCAGACTTAACTGGTTTATACATCAGGCAGTTACCAGCAACCAGGAGGTGCTTAAAGGCCTCGACTACCGCAGGGCGGAATTGCCGAGCGTCGAGTGCCTTCATCGCCTGGGTTTCAATCTTGGCGAACACCGTGGCAAGCTTAGTCTTCTGGTATCCCCGCTCAAGCAGCGCCTTCTCACCTTTAACCGTAAGGTCAACACGGAAGAACGATCGCTGGGCAGGGAACAATACCTGTGCCAGTTTGTTAGCCAGGTGGTTCGTTGCCTGTGCGCCTGTGCCTTGCCAGCCATTCTGGGCTGACTCATTATTACCAGGCTCGTTGAGCAGGTATGGAAGTGTAAGCCTTGCGTAATGCTTTGCTCTGTCCAGGAACTCATTACGCTTTCGGGAGAGCTTCTCCCAGAGTTCAGGAATCTTACTCTTCTTACCGCTATATGAAGCCCCGCCACGGATGTCCATATTACACCCCCAGGCTGGAGGCTACCGGACGAACCAGGCTACGCTTGCCTTTACCGCCAACACTGTTGGAGTCATCGGCACCGATAGTGACTGCATCCGCACCAACCTCTGCTTGCCGCTCAAGCTGCTGGGCAGGTACTTTGGTTTCAAGGGTGGGTGTCTTTGAAGCCAACCCAACAGCCTTGAATGCCTTGTTGACAATACTCATCTTGTCTCCTAAAACTTGTGATTGTACACAGTGCCGAAGGGTGAAAACCCAAGAAGGGAATACATCTTACCGACACGCTCCTCATTGATACCAGAGGCCAGAGACAGTCTTACTTCCTTGCAACCTTGAGACTCAGCCCAATTGCGCCAGGCCTTAATCAGACCCATGCCGACAGCTGTACCACGGAACTCTGGGGTTACGTAGAACAGGTAATCGCTGGCAACTAAGGTTAAATCCCACGGGGCAAGCATGTGAGTGCCGCCCCATAAGAAACCAACAACCTCATTATCTCGCACAGCTACGTGCAAGAACAAGGCTTCATGGGAGATTGCCAAGGCAAGATGGTGGGCACTCTCAGCTGCATTCCAGATTGCCGAATGGTGGCCCACAGTCTTGACCTCTTGCTCAACGTAACGATTACCAAGGTTGATAATCGCTGGTACATCCAGAAGGCAAGCGGGTCTTATCATGCATTCACCTGTATGTTGTGCTCGATACAGGCAAGGATGTGCCGCTTACATTCATCCCACACAAGCTGCTCGTGCGTCTTGGTGACGCTAGGTGCACTCGGGCGGAGGATGTTATCAACAAGGAGGCGATAGGCTTCCTCGTTCATATAGGCTTTCTTATTCGGAGTCTTCATCTTCTACTCCGTAGATCTCTTCCACTTTCCCCCGGATTGCCTCAACAGACAACCCGAGTTCCTCAGCATCTGCCAGGAGATTGTAACCTGGCTCCATGCCACACGACAGGCTTTCGAAGATAGCCTCAGCTACCTCAACTGCCCGTGTGGCTCGCATTGAATCTAAATTACGCATTCATTAATTCTCCTCGTCTGTACCAGAGGACGGCACCACGAGCAAGCAGCTCATCCTCAAATACTCCCAGGTGAACATTGCCACATCTAGCTCTGTACTTACCGCTAGGCAACATGCGTACTTGCAGTGACTCTCTGTTGATACAATTATTCTTGTGAGACAAAACCCTTAAGTTAATAAAACGGTTGTCGTCACGTCGGTGATTTATGTGGTCTATGGTCAGACCTTGGGTATCCACACCCATAAGAACCATAGCCAGTATGTGACCAGATACACAAGAACCACCAACCTTAATATTAAGGTAGCCATCTTTGTTCTTGGCTAAGCAAGTCTCCTTCCAATGAGTTTTAAACTTACGGAAGAACTTACCAGTAAAGGGACAATAAGCTAATGGTCGTGCACCAGGGCTATCTTGCAAACTATTGAACATCTGGCTCCTCTTTGTCATGGCGAAGCTCCCCGCATTTAGGAAGTCGAATCTTCCCTTTGCTGGAGTCTTGCAGACCATAGACAGTGAAGATGCGACCGATTACATTAAGTTCGCCGCCATTCTTAATCTCGTTATACATACGGGTTGCATCTTCATGAGACCAACCCTTACCAAGCATAGCCTTCACTTTCTGAGTGCCATGCCACTTAAAGATAAGGTTTGCCACCTTACCTGTGTATTTACCTTTACCTTCTTCCCAGCCGATGCAGCGAAGGTCATACGAAACTGTGCGCACAATCTTCATCTGCCGCCAACCTTTGTGGCCTGCCTCCCAATCCACATCACGCTTGAAGACAGCACCCTCACGGCCAGCATCAATGTGCTTCTGTGCGAAGGCCTCTACTTCTTCCCATGTATTGCACTTGGTGATTGGAAGGTAGTTGTCATGGTAGGTGTCATAGACACAAGATATGTCTGGAGCAAGGTGCGCTGTGATACGCTTGACCAAACCAGCATGCCGCTTGGTGAATGGTGCAACTGCAACGCCACCTATGAAGTCTGACAGCGTGACCATATCAAAGAAGTCAACATATAACTCATCTTTGATTTGCTGCCCGATGAAGTCCAACTCATTCACACGGTCTGGGTTAACAACACCAGACAAGGCTTCAAGGTAGATATCCACAGCCATAGACTGTAGTTCACCCAGGTACACACCAGCTGGCAGGCAGGAGAACCGAGCCTCCAGGTGCTCAACATTGCTTAGTTTCTTACCTGTACGCCCGAAGATACCCACCTTGCCATCGTGGCGAACCACAGTGGCACTAAAGATACCATCACGTTTTACCTGGGCATACAGTGGCAATTGCCGCTTGCTCTCTGGGACTTCCTCCATGTGCTTGACCAGCTGCACAGGGTGATTACGGTGGTCCCAAGGTAGGTCCAGGAATTCAAAGATATTCATAGGTCACCTACCGGGATAACCACGAAGGAGAGGCGACAGAAGTTTGTGCGGCTGGTACAACCTCGACCGTACTTATCATACAGGTATGTGTATGTCCCATTCCGTGTAATACGAAACCAGTTGGTGTCATACACGAATGCCTCTCTAAAGGATGGCACAAATCCGAACCCCGGCTCACCAAAGAAGTGACCAGTTTTCTTACATTTAATAACAAATTTCATTTGCGAAGCTCCTTATCCAGAAGGAACATGATGTTAACCGCTGCGTGTGCCAGGTGAAGCTCGCCAGACTCTGGGTCTACCTTCTCACCCTTGTGATGCTGGGTGAGGTGGCGCATCAATGCATCCAGGTAGCGCATCTCCCCTTCTGGGACTTTATCCCAATTGCCAACGGCATACTTGTCAGCTCCGAAGCCAAGCAATGTGCCAAGCTTCTCAAATGCATGTGGTACTTCTACAAGCACCAGGCCCAGACGTGGCTTGCCTTGGTCGGCCTTTACGCCAATGGGTGGGAGTTTACCGCAGGAGCAGTTGACCCCTCCTTTGAATAAATCGCAATGCAGGTAGTGGCCTACTTCCATAGACACCTCTGCACTTATCCCATCTACTAAACTCATGCTACCTCCAATAATTAATTTACGGGTATACAATTGAGAACCGACGTGATATCTTCATCGGCAGCCAGCCATCCCCTTGCGCCGAAGCCAAGGGTAACCGCCCTCCAACACCTATGGCGTATCGGTTCTCTGTTCTATACTCGCCAGTATTACAACTTGCCGACCCAGCGGCCTTCAAAGTCCGTCTGCATAGGGACAACCTGTGGCACACTGTCAACAATGACGATGCAACCAAGGGCTGGCTTATACTTAGACTCCTTGCCATAGGCGAAGGCCTTGGATTCCTCATCCACCAGGCAACCACCTTGCGCCGCCCAATACTGCTCGCGGGTATTGCGGGCATACTCAATGGACATCTTGCCATGCAAGTGACCACAGATAAGATGGGTACGCTCGTGAGCTGCATCGGTAAGCACGGCACCTGCTGGTTGGTGCTTGAAGGATACCAGCTCACCGTTAGGCAGGCGTAAGGTGTGGGTGTGTCGCCACTCCCAGCGCTGCCCGCTGCCATCCGGGAAGAATACCTCACGGTAGGTTCGCAGGTACTGCACAGGGATGCCATGTGCATTGGCCTTACGGAAATGCATGGAGCCGTGGTTTGAGTGACACAGGCGCATCACCGGGAACATGGTGTGCAACTTACGCATGAAGACACGGGCACGCTCCAGCTCCTTACCTGCACTATCCAGGTTCGGGTCTGAGTCATGGAATGACATGGCGTGTTTGTCTGCCTCATCACCTAAGTGCACCACGGTGTCCGGGCGATACCGAGCTGCCACAGCCGCCAGGAACTCCAGGGTATCCGGGTGTTCATACGGAGCATGAGTGTCCGGGATTACCAGTACACTTCGATGAGCCGACTCAGGCAGTGGTACAGTAGCCAGATCTTCATACCTGTCAGGGCTGCGCACTTCACGTTCTTCTTTGATAGCTCGATTTGCTTGAACCAGAGACTGATAGTCGTCGCCGTTCTTCTTATGCACCTCGAACTGCTTGGCCCAATACCGCGCGAGCTGGCGAGTGACTGGAGCCTGTTGAGGCATATCCGACAGGATAGCAGCCATCTCGTTATAGTTAACATTACCAGCACCGTCGGTAGCTTGCGTCATAGCCCCTTTGACATCTGAGTCCTTAAACAATGAGCGTAGCTTACCCACTTAACCTCCCTTCTTTGCTGCATACACAAGACGTGCCTTGCGATTGCGCGCCTCTCTTAACTCCGCAGGTGTCTTATGCTTGTGATACAAGCGGTCAGTCTGCGGCACCTTGTGCTTTTCCCAATAGGCCAGAAGGTTTTTAATCCACTCAATGCGGAAGTGCAGACTGTTGCCAGCCTTGCCATAACCTTCCACCACGGATTTAACTTTACCCTCTGCCCCATTGCAACCTCGACAGATAACTGCCCGGCAGAAACCTGTGTCGTGGTCATGGTCAAGCACCCGGTTCTTGGGCGCAACCGCCTTTAGGCTCCCGCCACACAGTGGGCATTTCCAGCCCTGAGCGTTAAGCAGTAAAAGCTTATACTCATCTACCTCTTTCTCTTTTAGCTTGATAGCCATGTGTCATCATTACCCCATGTCATGCGGCCTTTAGCTTCTCGCCAGATGTCACCAGGGTATTGCGCCATGTGAGCAAGTCGCCCACACTCCAGCATCAGGTCAACTGCACGGCCTTCCTTGTAACCACCTCGGTAGTTCTTGAGGAGTACCGTGCCATCGCCGTAGTGCTTCTTGTAAGCCCCGAGCGTCGCCATGAAGAGTTCTTTCTCATCACGACAGGTGTCCAATAAGTCGAAGGCAAACTTGGGTCCCTTCCGAGGGATGCCCTTGTAGTTATCGACGTTGTCACCTATGATCATCTGGGCATAGAAGAACTTAAGGCCAGCGCCTTTAAGGTCTTTGATTGAGCCGTCAGCTTTACGCCGCAACTCTAACCAACCCATTTCATCAACCCATTTCAGCTCTGCACCTTTACCTGGTTGCAGGTGCCAACCTGGGACGATCATCAAATCCTTGTCAGCAGACACAATGACTGTGTTGCTAAACTCACGATGCATAGGTGACCCGATTACGAAGTCAGCCCCGGCCTCTTTCCGAAATGCATTGTGACCTTTCCATTGCTCAATAGACATCAGGTCGTCCGCCTCATCCCCATCACTTACGATGGCAGAATGGACAACCCGAAGGTGCTCCCTCATCTGATAGAAGAATGGAGGCTTCTCCGAGGCACGACCGCCCTTGTACTCATCGGTGAATGCAAGATTGATACGAAAGTTCTTAGGTGAGTCTGTCATGAAAATCTTGGCAGCATCACACTTGGCCCCACGCACCCACATGTTGAGGATGGAGTTAATACGGTCACAGGCAGACTTGCATTCCGGGGTCTCTTCCAGGGTTGCGAATTGACCATGCTTGATACGGGTGTTTGCCCGGACCCAGGTCAGCTCGCTGATTGTATACCCTACAATGTACGGGAGCATGTCACCGTCAATGAGGGCGACTCTGTTACCGTCAGTCGGCCACAGGATGAGGTTATCGTCCTCCGTGACCTCAGCTCCATATTCAAAGTGGACTCGCATGTAGGCCAAGCCTCCTCTATGTTCTTCTCTATCCATGCACGTATGAATTGCACCCTGCGAACATAGTTGTGTGTAATCTCACAGGGAATCCACAGCTTACCATAAAGGTCCTGTGTTACCGTGTCATAGATATAAACTGCATATGTCTGGGGAAAGTCATCATAGTGCATATCGAAAGAAAGTGAGTTCAAGATATCACGGCTCATTTATTTATCTCCAATGGATATCACGAAATTAAGCCCGCCCAAGCATCAGGCTCAGACGGGCAGGTTGTTACTCTTCGAAGGATAACACATCTTCCTCTTTGAATTTAATCACTGTGCCACCAGCACGAATCTCCAGCACGTTATATGCAGAGAAGCAGCGGTAGCCCTTACCATTGGTAAGATTCACACTGATCAAATCATCGTGATGCGCAATAGTGCTGGCACCACCTTTCAGGTCCTTCTTAACGCCTGTGCGGCAGGTCATCTCCATGAAGTGCTCAACCACCTGCTTGTGGATGGCCTTCTCATCTTCTGGGAGCTTCTTCCACTCAGATGCAGAGATGATGACCTCATGGCCGGACAAGGATAGCCTCTGGTAAGACACCTTTGGCTCCTTACGCTTGGCAATGACGGTGAAGATACGACCACCATTCTGACGAATGATAGCCTTGACCAGCTCTTTACGATTGGTGTCGCGTTGACGGATAGACATGTTACTCTCCATTTATTAAGTAACAACCTAGGCCACAGGGTTGGGATGCCCGCAGTGGCCCGGCGATCAGATCAGATTAATACTCTTCGGCTTCGGTAACCGGAGCAGCAGGAGTAGGCTCGGAGGCATCAGCTGCCGACTCTTCCTGGGACTCTTCCACGGTCTTCACAGGCTTGCCAGCGGCAATCCAGTCGAGATACGCGGCGACCACGTTGGCCTTGCCCAGCTGGGCTTTGTCTGCCATGCCCGGGAATTGCGCTTGTGCGAACGCCAGGCCTTCCGCCAGGTTGCCCAGACCGTCGATCTTCGCCTGTGCTTCTTCCTGGGTCGCGTAGTCTTTGGTGCCAGCGACCAGCGCACCGGAAGCGTCAACGATGATGAAAGAGGTTTCGGTTACCAGTTTGCCAGCTTTAACAACGCGGTTAGAAATAGTTTCAATAGTAAACATTTATTGGTTCTCCATTTGGGTTGATTCGCAGAATTGCGGTTTTACTCTTCTATACTCGCCACTATTAAAAGTGGAGAATGTAAATCGGGAAGACCCCAGCCCGGACAATCGTCAGTCACAGGACTTAACCATCTGAGCGGTCGCTGCTGGTGGTCTTCAAGGTTACACTCTTTGTTACTAGGCGTATGCCGTTACACAGGATTGTGTTAGGTGACCATCTATGTTGCCTGGTCTAGCTTGATATGTACCTTCGCCATTGATATGGGAAGGGTGTTACCGGGTGTTTACGCATTACAGGATGGTGGTAATCTCTTGAACAGATGAGGCAGGCCAGGTCTTGCCCTGGCGGGTGCCGTCGCGGCTCAGATGATTAACAGTTACGAAGCCTTCGCGGGTGATGATGTGGAGGTCATCAACGCCAATCATGCTTTCATCGAATACGAAGTCGGTGAAATGCTGCCTGGTGGCTTCCTTCTTAAGGCTGACACGAACGTATTTTACCTTCATTAGTATTCCTCTCCTTCATCCATATCCGGGGCTGGCACGTTGTCAGCAGGCGGCACATCCTGGGCTGGCACAGTGGCACCAGTGTCCAGTGGCTTCTTGTCATCCGGCTTGGCGTCTTTGTCTGCCGGGGCTTTCCATTTCGGGTCAGATTCGCGGGCAGCGGCAATGATAGCTTCGACGTGCGAGCCAGGCACCGACAGGTTCTTAGCACCATGCTTGTGCTCAGACATGAAATACTGGCGAACCAGGTGTGCCGGGATTGCATCCAGTACTTCCTTGGTGATGTCGTTAAACTTGACATGACCAATAGTCTCGATACCTTCTTCTTTAACAGAAGCAGACACGAGAGCAGCCAGTCGCCCAGGGGAGCCAGCGAAGCCCTTGCTTGCCCAATTGACGTAGAGAGGAAGACCATCTTCACCCTTTTCGTCAGAGCCTTTCATTGTGGCGATGAACGGAACACCGATGCAGTCGTCGAACCCACTGAGTTTCTCTTGCGGGTCCAGTGCGTTCATGAGCACAGTCAGCTCAGCCTTGTCGCCAGACTTGAGACCTACAGCACGCCAGGCTTCCATGCGGGAGCCATCTTCGTTGAAGTCGGACTCACCCATAAGGATGGCCTGGAGCAGGACGTAGTTAACAGGCTTCTTCTCTTCACGAGTAGTGCCTTTAACAAAGACATCCTGGTAACTACCGACGTGAATAACTGCGCCGAGGATGGCATCATGGGGACCCACTTCCGGGTTCTTGAATACCTTACCACCGCCAGTTGCTACGTCAGCACCAAAGTCAAATTCACGAGCCATTATCTCTCCTATTCATTCAGGTTAGTATCTGTGGTGTCGCCAGGGTGTAGCCTCTCCCTACTTGCGCGCCTACTGTAGAAGTTGACGACACCCAGATACCCACTCAAAGAGTGAGCACCTGTTCTATACTCGCCAGTATTACTGTACGGGTTCTTTGATAGGATACAGCAGGTCTATCTGTTTCTTGAGACACAGCATGACAACCATATCCTCTCCTGCCTGTGTTGCACGATCATCGCTATGAATGACATTACGGGCAATGTTGCAACGCCCAGCGCCGAAGCGCTCGAATGTATCTACACATAAGCTACCATCCGGCAACTCAAAGACGTCGATAGAGAAGCTCCTGACAGCTTTATTTCCTGGGGTGGTTATGGTAGTCATTAAGACCTCCACTTAGATTTATGCCCTATACTCGCCAGTATTACCCGGCGATTACCGAGAAGAAGATGAAAGATGCTGTGTTAAATATCGTAAGTGCCAGTATAGCCCATGCCATTACCTTATTGTTACGGGTGACAATCACCTTGCCATTAAACAGAAGTTGCGTGGTTTCTTTCACCCGGAAAGCACGGATCGTCCAACTCCAGGTCAGGACGATAAAGATCAAGTTCAGGATTAAGTAGTCGAAATCCATGATTAACCCACCAGTTTATCGAGTTCAGAGGAGAGTGCAGCGCGGCGAGACTTGAGGTCATCCGCGATTGCCTGGGAGACTACAGCGATGCTTGCCTTAGCCACAGTGAAACGGGAAACTTCTGCGGCGGCCAGATCATCGAACTTCTTATACAGAGCATCCAACTCTGCGGCCTTTTGCTCACCGATGGCAGCAGCTGCCTTGTAGTGCTCCTGGTGCAGCTTGGTCATGTTCTCGCTGCGCTTCTCTTCGGCTTTTGCCAGGTCGATCTCGGTACGGAACAGCTCAGCTTCCAGCTTAGATAAGCTTCTTGCGAATAGAAGTGCCCACCTTGCGGAAGAACTGAGATACAGAAACATAGGTATTGATTAAAGACATTTATTAGATCTCCAGGTTAAGTTTGTATTCTTCTATACTCGCCACTATTAATTACATGGCTTGAAAGGTTGCCCACTTCTTACGCATACGCTCTTTGCGATCTTCCGGGATATTATCCATGAAGACAAGCTCAGAAACTTTAGGCTCATCTCCGCCATGCTCCCAGCGAATACCCTTACCATCGAACCACACCAGATTCATGTTGCAATCGTGGTGCAACACATGGGTACGCATGTCGGGGTGTCTGGATACCAGGATGTCTAACTGGCAATTATTCATAGACACCTTCATGCAACCAAGGAAGTTAGCTTGGAAAGAGCGTGGGTCAACCACTTCACCTAAGTTAAGCCCATAAGACTGATACACTTTGGTGTTAAAGCCAAGGTGACCGAATTTCACAGATAGTGGTTTCAGATAGTGGAAGGTTTCAACTTCACACATACCGTGCCCTGTGAGCACCAGGTCATAATCCTTTGGCTCCTTGCCATACAGTGCATCCACAACAGCACCACCAGCAATGAAGAACCCTTCTCCTGCAACACCTTTAACAAGACTGTGAATAGCTACAAGTTGTTTGATAGACATAATAACCTCATTGATTTACGGGTATACAATTGAGGGCCAATCAATGACCCTCTGTTCTATACTCGCCAGTATTAGTGCGTTTCCGCCCAGGATTGACCAATCTTATACTCGCCTGCCATAGGGCAACGCATCTTAAGATACTGCCCCGCCCAGGTCATCGCATCGGCAATGATTTGCCCTGCACGATGGTACTTACGGCGGCACTTAATATGGTCATCCTCCACGGATACAAGTGCTGCTGCGGACCACATTCGTCCATCCGCATCGATATGGATTCGCTTCTCCTCTGGGTCGAATGCTGCTTTGATTGCAGCCTTCTCAGTATCGAAGCCTTCCCTGGTGAACGGGATATCATAATCAAGCACGAGGACCTCATCCTCTGGAACCTCCATCTGAATCTCATCGTGCACATTAGCCACACCTGCTGGGTGACCATCTGCATCCAATGCTACACCCTCTCGGCGCATCACAGCAAAGGCTTTGACCGCTGCATACTTCATACACAACGAGCCAGTCATTTGAAGCAGAACGTTCAGCATGGTATGCTCCTTGAGCACCCCGCCTTTGGAACGAATACGACCCCAATGCCCATCAGGGGCCTGTAGGTAGCCGTAGTTATTACCTGCTGCTATGACTGACTCGCGCAGACGTGCCAGCGATGGCAACTCAATCTCGAAGCGTGCAACAACCTCACGCATGACCTTCTCGGTGACACCACAGACCGCTGCCAGGTTGGCTATACCAGAGCCATACAGGAAGGCATAGATAAAGGTCTTAGCCATGTCACGCTTAGGCAGGCCAGCCTTTAGCTGGTTGTGGGTGTGGATATCACCGTGCAGAACAATCTCTTGGTACTCTGGGTCATTCATGAAATGACTGAGTACGCGAAGCTCTAGCCCTGCACCATCACAGCCCAGGATGAGCTTACCTTTCCCTGCGATAAATAGGTCACGCAGGGGGAAAAGACCACGAGCGGGGATATTAACAACATTACGGTGGCGCATGCGAAAAGTAGAGGTCCCAATACTGATAGCCACTGCTGGAACTCGCCACTCAGAGTCATCCTTATCAGACGTAGGCCAGTACCCATACCTCTCATAGTAGGTCTGCGCACTTATGCCAAGCTCTCTTGAGAACGCCGCTGGCACAAGGCCACGACACTTTCTCTTACCAGCCTGCGAGGGCCAGATTCCCTTTTCCTTGAAGGCTTCAACGTCACCACGGTTGAGGATCTGACCGCGACGGGATACGAGTATGTACCATCGCGCGATACCCAGGCACCAATCAGGGACTGTTTTACCACCACGTGCGGCTGCTTCCTGCCATACCTTAATGGACTTTTCATTGATCTTACCACTCCAGGGTTTGGGTAGTTCGTTGTGCTCATCAATATAAGCTTGGTCGGTGTCATTGAACTCCACACCTCGCCACCCATATTGATAGATGATTTCCTTTACAGTATCCCTGTTACCTAGAGGGATGTCCTCAAAGGTGACTGGCGTGTAAGGGCCAATATGCTTGATGCTGGGCGTATCATTTCGATTCCCTCGGATATGTGGGTAATCTTTCTTGACAGCAGCAGACCAATCGCCAGACTTAGTGGTGACGGACCAGACAGTCTTCCTATCACTCCTACGTTCGGAGTACAAGAAGGCCGTGTCACCAAGACGTATGGGGATTCCATTTGACCTCGCCCACTCATTAGCCGCAGCAACATACTCGTTCTTCTCCTCTTGCTTAAAAGGTTTGGACTTGATTCGCATCGGCATGTGCGGGCGGAACCCAGCATCGGTGGCATCAATCTCCTTATCCAGGATGGCGCAGCGCTCGATTGCCTTGTCGATATCCAGGCGGAACCCACGCTCAGCCTGCCTGGTCATTTCCAGGGCGACTATAGACTCCATGTGGAAGGCCGTCTCGATACCCAGCTTGGTCCTTGGGTTAAGACCACGCGCCTTGTGCTCCTTCCATTCACCATTAAACAACCAGAGGAACATGTCACGACCGATTGCAACGTCTTCCCTTACACGGTGTACCATGTGGTCAGTCAGCTTGCTCCAGTCTTCGTTCTCTGGCTTATAGCGACCGATACGGATACCGTGTGCCTCTATGGAGTGAGGGCCTACATTGCCCAAGCCTTTGGCGTAGGCCTGCGGTGGTAGTCTGCGGTCTGGGTTGAGAAGCCGGGACATCACCAAGGTATCCATCACCTTAACCGGGCAAAGGTCAGAGCGATACGCCGACTTGCCACGCTTCTCTGTGTGGTTGTACCCCTTGAAGATGGCAGGGAATGCCTTCTCCATTAAGAGGCCATCGTAGCCCAACCAGTTTTGCGAGATGATAGCATCTGCATACCGAAGGAAATTCACGCCATCTTCGAGACTACCATCTTGGTGCCCCTCCCACTCCACCAGGCGCTCCCTGGCTTCTGGGTCCCTATCCTCATACGCATTGAAGAATAGGAACTCCTCTGTGGTGATAAGGTCCATGCAGCAAATAATGTGCACATCATGGTTGCCTTTGTCATACCGGATTGCATCAAGTAAACCCTTGGCCTCCGCATCCATAACCAGGAGACGACCTTGGCCTGCTTTCTTCCAATCAATTGTCATAATCATCGAACTCCTCGTTGAACGGGCGCTTCTTGCCTTGGAAGCGGTCATAATAATCCCAATCTGAATCCCATTCGATACGCATAATATTATCCTCATACAGTTAATATGATAATAGGCTGTCCAACACGTTGGACAACCCATGACTTATTAGCTGCCCTTACCAATAACTACAAGGTCACCTCGACGGTAACCATTTAAGCCACTACTGGCACCATCAATGACCTGCGCCTGCGTCAGGCTGTTCTCTTTGGCGACCTTGCGGGTCAGCTCAGCAAACAACATGGCCTGCCGGGTGACATGACCCTGGGCCATCTCATTGCCTTCGATGTGCCGGAGGGATACCTTGTTAGACATGGAACACCCCCACGATACGTCCGCGATTTTCTTTTGAATACCACCAGCTAATCTTGCGCTTACTGGAATACTCCCGGAACGACACACGCTTAAGCCACTTCACACCGAAACTAGCCATCAGCTTGGTGTCACTCAATGATTCAGCAATGGTGCCGCCGTAAGGCGTGATGAGGTGATACCGGAGCTTTCCGTTACGGAGTTTTACGATGTAACCTTTCATTCTACGTACACCTCTTCTGTGACGATGGGGTTGTATTGGATGGTTCGTAGGTCAGGGTTAATAACGAAACCTTTGAGATCGCGCAGTTTATAAAGGAGTTCACTCTCAAAGTTCTTATTGAACTGGTGAGGCGTGCGAACCTCTCTGCCTTCGTGGAAAGTGTGGTCAACATCCCGATAGGAGATGGCCTGTCCTGGGTTGCACATAGCCTGCCCTATGATACTAAAGGCAATACCTGTAGTGCGACCAGTAGCTCGTGTGTTGAACTCAGCAACCCCACGTGCCGGGCCAAGCTCTTTGACCATCTCACTTTGGGTCTTACCCGTAATGACATTGACACGCTCGCGGCGGAGAACCTTGCGCTTACCTGGACACTGCAAGCCAGAGATGTTACAGATAGCCCGCAGCATTGTGTTGCGGTTTTCTTCAGTCATCATAGATACATCGCGGTACGCCGTGCCATAGTCCAGCTTGGTTGGCGTCTGAGATCCAGCAATTAGCTCAAGGAATTTGTGGGCATTGCATTGCAAGTAGCTCTGTACCTTCCCATTGAACCATTCAACTTCGTAGATCGGGTTACCGCTGAGCCGCATATTAGTGCCTAAGGCAACTACAATACCAATCCAGCCGTTACGCTCAGAGTTGACGTTGATATTACGAACACGATCACCAACCTTCAATTTTAATACAGTCATGTTAACCTCGATTCATTAAGTAAGTTAGGCTTGTCCAACGTGTTGGACAAACCCTGTTAGACATCAATACTCCGATTCTTCCTCGGGTGTCTCTTCTATACCCGCCACTATTGGTTCAGGCACAGTGCTGCCTTGATATGCTCCAGTATCAAAGCTTCCGCTGCCTCCATCCAGCTTTCTTGCTTCCTTGAGGGGCAGCAAGCGGCCAGTGGAGAGGTCACCTTTAAGGCATACCTTAGTTCCAGTAAAGATGCCCTGGTCTCGGTCTTTAACACAGCTAATAAACGTTGTTGTTCTCTCATCAAGAGACTCAGCTCGCGTGTTGCGCTCGATTCCAAGGGCATAGCTCGCCCAGAACCCGATAGCCCCGGACCCCCTAAAATCAGATAGAATGACATCTCCGCCTTCCTCATGCTGCTTGCGTTGTCCTCCAGGTCGCGTAAGGTGCGATACCAGGAACAAGGTAATAGCGCATCGATCTTTGATGTTTCCAAGCCGCTTAACACACTCATCAAGTGCGCCCACTTTACCGCCGAATTGTCTTTCATCTAATTTAATCCCCGTTAGGTTATCAATTACGATGTTGCGGATGCCCATTGCTTCAAACTCCAGGCAGGTCTGCTCAACCTTCTCCATAGAGTAATCACCTTCAAGGTCGGCAACGAACAGTTTACCTGTGTCGGACACATAGTCGATGGCTTCATCTGCCATTTCATCAGTGTAGTCCAGCACCTCACGGTAACCTGATTCTCGTGGGTCGTTGGTGGGTGGCAACTCAATGCGCTTGTCAATCCACTTGCCGATAAAGGCACGAGACACCTTGACTGTAGGGTCTTCTGTGGAGATAACCCCAACAGACTCACCATGCACCTCAATGAGGTGCTTAACAACCTCTCGGAGGAATTCTGTCTTACCCACACCAGAGCCAGCACCAATGATGAATAGCTGGTTCTTTCGGATACCCAGGGTAATCTTGTTGAGTTCAGGCCAGGGCCATGATAGGCCTGGTTCCGGGCGGGCAGCCTTAAGCTTATCCTTCATCGAAGAGATGGACTTAATCTGACTGCCAAAGACCTCCTCAGCAGACTTGGCATTGAACCAGGAGTCCACAAACTCCTTGGCCTTACCTGCCATCAGTGCCTTGTTGGCATCCTTACAACCTGCCGGATACTCAAGGATAAAGGACTTGCCTGGGAACAAGCGGGCTGCCTGCTGGTTCAGCTTCATGCCAACTTCATCACCATCGAAGCCCCAGATGATTTGCTTAAACTGAGAGATGTGCTCACGGTTGGCAACGATCTCCTGGAGGCAGGCTTCACCCTTGTTGATTGACCAGACGTGATAAGGCTTGCCTTCGTACTGCGTGCCCCTTGCGGAGTCCAGAAGCATCTGCTGTGCCGCCAGGGCATCCAGCTCACCGCCTACGATGAGAAGCTTGTCCTTGCGTCTCCCTTTGTCCAACACGTTGGACAAGGTATTCATGCCGAACAAATCCTGGTCACCGAACAGCTTACCAAGGTGTCCGAACTTAAAGTCCTTGGGTAAGGTGCGGCACTTGGCACCTACTAGGTGTCCTTGTTCAAACCGTGGGTAATAGTGTCGATTGACTGCTCCATCTTCATCATGGCCGACACGAACATCATAGATGGCACAGATCTCACCTCGGATATGTCGGGATACGAGATTCTTCCGCTTAAGGGTTTGGAACCACTCGACATCGAGGTCCCACTCTTCCTGGATGGCTGCACGTTCTTCATCGTTCATCACCTCATAGCGGTCTGCCATTCGCATAGCACCCAAGGCTATCGCGCGGTCTGCCGCGTTGGTTATCTTACCTTGCTTAACAAGGTCATTGAATTGCTTAACTGTCCACTTGGTGGAGCTAAGCGGCATATCAAGTAAGCTTACACCCTCACCTGGGGCTTCATAGTAAGGCTTGCCAGATGTGTGGAAGTGACCACGGCTGCAATACTTACCACCATCCTCAAAATGGATAAGGTGGTTCTGTGTATTGTCATGCCCGTTCTTCATGCACTCTGGGCAACCTGAGTTATTGATGATAGCCATTAATAAGTTCCCTAAATTAAGACAGGCGAATGCCCGTACGTAGACCTTCGAAGAAGGCGGAACACTCTGCCTCGGTGCCTGTGTAGATGACAAGGTTGGTCCATTCGTCCTTGACGTAGTAACCCGCCACATCTTTGCCTACACGGAATCGATTATCAAACATATCAGACCTCCCAAGACTCGATGATAGTGGAATCTGCACCCTTGCGGAATGCACCCTTTATACCACCGCCACGCTTGGGCTTGTGCATCTTATCACGGCGACCTCTTGCCTCATAGTTGCGACCAAAGTCATCTTCCAGCATCTGCCCTTTCTTGATATTAAACTTACCTTTATTCATGGTGTACACCTTGTGATTGAATTGTTAGTCCTGTTCTATACTAGCCACTATTAACCTCTCTTCTCAGGAGAGAAGAAGAGGAGAAGAGGAATAGGTATACCTGGTTACCTAGTGCATACCTGGGAATACCTAGGTATACCTATAATCTCCTTCTCCGAAGGGTTTGTTCTATACTCGCCACAATTAATTTTGTCTAACGTGTTGGACAGGCCCAGAACGAGAAAAGGCGACCCGAAGGCCGCCCGTGGTTTACGCGAATACGTATTCTGAATCCATGATTTCGTTGAGGTCGAAGTCTCCGAGTTCCGGCACCGTAATTCCCAGGTCACACAGCCAGCGCTCCTCGTGCACCGCCACCAGGTCGGCCAGGGCGTGACGGTCCTGATACATCGCAATCATCTGCCCTTTCAGAGAGTCCCGGAGGTCCGCCGTGCGGGGTGCGTGAGTCCCGAAGGAGTCGTGAATAACCGCGATAGAGGTCACCCCTTTATCCACAAGGTCGCACACTGTCATGATAAGGTGTGATGCATCATGCCCGTGCACGAAGTTCGGAGCCGCCGCGCCCATCATTGCAGCCTCATCCACAATATCAGTTTCGACCGACAGGTACATGTTGATCATGCCCAGCAACTGAGTGCGCACTCGCAACAAGTCAGTAGACATAATTTTCTGATACAAGATAAAGCCAGTCGGGAGCGGGTATTCCAGGGCCTCATTCCGGCGTGCTGCTGCCCTTGCAAGGCTGCGTATCATCTTCATAGCCACCACTGGAGCCTTCACAACCTCAGAGATTGAGGGCCAAATCAGGGCGGTCATGTAGTTAAGGGCTTGCCCCTCAGTGATATAGGAATCACCACCGAAAGGGTGCACCGGATTGATACCGCGCTGCTCTTGCGCCGCCGCTTTTGCCTCCTTCTCCTCCAGGTCCGCCAGGTAGTCAGCCACGGCTTCACGGCAGGTGATACGGGTAGACCCATACGGCAGGGTCATAACAGGCTTCTTGGTCAGTGAACGGGTGATACCAATGCTCAACCAGGAGCGCCCCATCTCCCGCAACTGCTCTGCGTCCAGCTCAACACTACCCGATTTGAAGATGGTTCCATCTGGTGCCGATATGGCTGCATTGTTCTTTTCAATGACAACCTCAGCCACGCGCCCGTAGATATCTTGCGGCGAGTTTGACGGCTTAAGGTTGACCGCCGCCGCCCCAACAGAATCCCGGAGCATTGCAGAGTAGTGCTGGATGCCAGAGCAAGACCCGTCCTGGTGCACAGGGAGGTGGGTGTAGAACTCATCGCTGCGGCCTTCTTCTACCTTATCCAGGTACTCCGCATATTCAAAGGCCCACGCCAGGAACTCATACGGCTCATCTGCCTTAACCCACTGCGTAAAGGTCAGCGGGTCGCTGGCGATATCCCGGCACATCTCCTGGAACTCTTCAGCCATTGCATTTGATACCCGGACATCAAAAGTTTTCTTGTCCCAGCCCCAGAGGTTGGCACCACACACCAGAAACCAGCGCAAATCCTCAACCGTGAGCAGCTGGCGGCCTTCTTTGAACTTAAGCAGGGATTTACCCAGGTCATTGCTCTGAGGGCTTAGCGTGCTGCTCTGGGCGTATACGCGCGAACGGCTGTCCAGCGTGTAAACAAAATAAATATGCGGGAATTGTGCATATTTACGGGCCTGGCCCAGCATGCGAGCCACGGCAGCAGACTTAGAGCCGCGCTTGGTTTCAGCGGTATACAGCCGTGCACATTCTGACTTCCAGGACAGGAAGCTATCCCACTGCTCCGGGGTCAATGCAGCCTTGAGTTCTGAGCCGCGAAGATCCTGAAATTCAACAGGTACAGGGTTACCGGGCTTATTGTCCCGGTCAATGATTGGCTGAAAAGAAGGTACACCATATCCCAGATTGAGCCGTACAACCTCTTGGGCGACATCAAGTACCTTGGTATTGATAACCCATTCAACGCGCTGTAATGCGTTAACGGCCTTGTATACCATAGGCATCTGCTTTACGGTCAGCTTGCGAACGTGCTCACGTGGGCCTTTGACCATACGAATGCGACTAGCCACCTTCTCAGTGTGGAATCCACCATTAAAAGGGGTTTTCCAGTCACGAGGAGGGACTACGCAAGGTCCATAAGCTGGGGCCAGCTGGGCTACATGCTCACGGAATTCATGCACCCATGCACCGATAGACTCAGATGTTTGCAGCTTGGTTATCTGCTTCTTGCCGCCAGCACTGGCAACATAACGAAAGAACACAGGCTCCCCATTGTAAAACACCGAACCTTCCATAGCAGCCATCAAAGTCTGTCCTACCTGGAGATGGATTTCTTTCGTCCAGGACTCCCAGCGGGTTACCTTATCATCATCTTGCGGCGTTGCCTTGTCAGCTAGTGACTTTTCAGCAGCCACCATTACGCGATGCTTATGCTTGTACAGCTTAGAGCGGGAGCGCTCCAGGTTCTTTTTGACCTTCTCCATGTACTTTTCAGCCTGAGAGTCCAGCTTAGTAAAGCGGACCTGGTCCTCTATGCGCTCACCGATGGTGATGGCAATGTGCTGATACGATGAATCGCTGTGCAGCATATCCATAACCACTTTCATGGTGATGTAGGCGGCTACTTCGTTCTCACAGCATTGAAGGAAAGGAAGGGATACTGCGCGGACACCTGGCTTACTCTCTGACTCCTCCTTGAATGCCTGAATACCAGCAGCCAGAGGTTCGATGAATTGAGAGATAAGACGGCGATTCCATGCGGCATCGCTGGCATTACCTGCATCAAGGTGGCGCTGCTGCGCCGACTCAAAGCGAGTAATACCGCCGTTAAACATCTCTTCCTCTAACTCAATTTGAATTGCCTGTAAATCCATCATGTTAACCTTCCAATTCTTTTGTAAGTTTGACTACTGCTGCCTTGTGGTAATTCAAACGGGTGCGCAATTTCATGGTGCGGCGGTATTCTGGGTCCTCTTTATAACGGGAGACCTGGTAATCTGTGCACCATTTGCTGTGCTTTGCCTTACCCTCAGGTGTGGAAAGCATCTTCTCCTTAGCGCGCTTATCTTTTGCCTTGCCGCAAGCATCACAGCGATTGTCACTAACTCGCCGTATAAGGTGCCCGTGTTTGCATGGCCTTGTGGCTTCATAATACTTATCACCACGTGACCTGGCAAGGTCCCGGAGTTTTACATTGTCCTCGTGTTGTGATTTCTTAATCATAACATCCTCCAGAAAACATAATAGGAGCCACAAGGTTAACCCTATGGCTCCGATATGTCAACTATTTGCCTAGTGCTTCCACTGCTTCCTGAATCAGGGGCCAGGCGTCATGGCCTTCACCATAACCCAGCTTGACCAGCTCACGCTTGGCCTTGTTCACTGCTGCAAGGCTCATAGACTGCTCGACACTCAGGCCTAAGCGGGCATACATGCACTTAGACTTGAACTGTGGGAGCATCGGAGCGCTTGCCTTCTTGGTCTCGCGCGTCGCTGTCAGCTCCAGGATGCGGGCATTAAGGGCTGCGTTGTCTTCTCTTAGCTTCTTCAACTCTGATAGTAAGCCCTCTTGGATGGCATCAGGTACAGCTGGCGCTACTGTGGGCGCTGGGGCTGGCGCTGCGCTCTCTTCTGTCTCAGACGGGGCATCACTAGCGCTTTCCGCCTGAGGGGCTGAGGTTGGCGCAGGCTGCGTTATTTCGCGTGCCTGACTATCAGCTTCCTGGGTCGCCTGCTGTGCTGCCAGCGCTTGCTTGACAGCGGCCAGGGCAGGAGATACCGCGCCTTTCGCTGGCTTGCCCAGCAGCTGGTTAGCCGCTGCCGTGTCCAGCTCACCCACAGCAGCCAGGTCCGCCGCCTTATCCATCAGCTCGCCATCATCTGCAAACGGCACCAGCATCAACAGGACGCGCATAGCGACACCGGAGAACTCCTTACGGGTAGCGAATACACGAGAGATGTTCATCAGGTTGTAACACTGAGCCTTCTTGATGCCGAAGGTATCGTCAGCCCACTCCAGGAAATCGCGCTGATTGTCGAAATCTTCCTTACCCTCAGCCAGCAGTGCACCAATTTTAAGGTAGTTGCTGCCGATGTCATTCAGTAGGGTGATGATCTCAGCGGCCACTTGGTCACGAACCGGGGTAGTGTCCAGGATTTCAACGTTTTCGATGGTTGCAGTAGTCATGATATAGCCTCATTAAGTTATGTTAGGGAACTTCACTATGCATCCCGTGAGATGCATAAGGCTGTTCTCTATCTTATACTCGCCACAATTACATAAGCAGGCGGTATGAAGTCCCGAGTACCTCTTCTCGCATGTTAGCGAAAGCAAGGGAGCATTTAAGGCATACGCCATCAGAGAATAAGAAGTTATAGAGTTTCATTATTCCTCATCCTCTTCTGAATCTTCCCACCAGATAATCCCAGAATCATTAGAGACATCATTGTACAACGCCTCATAGATGCGAGCCTGACAGATTATACTCACGTCCTTGGTGTCAGGGATAAGGCCCGAGTCGTCAAACTCATGGTCAATGCCATCGGCAGCCATCACCGTGAAAATCTCGTGGTAATAGTGCGGAACCTGACCGTCTACCACCTCATGCAATGCATCAGACCAATCAGCATCTTCCGTGAGTTCATCCTGTTGGATGCGCTCGTTTAACAGCTCAACTGTTGCCGCTACAAGGTCATAGTATGCGTTAGCATTACGTTCCATAAATTAATCCTCATTAGTTAGTTAGGTTACACCAAGCCACCCTGGCGAGTGCCAAGATAGCTTATCTAACCTATCCTATACGTGCATTCCAGGTTGTTAAAGAGCGTTACTTCGTACTGCGTATGTAATGTACCTATGTATGCCGCTTGTTGTCAACAGTTATTTAATGCTATTCCATAAATCTTTCAGTTTGCGTGCTGGTATGCGACTCATGCCTTTGTCAGGACACCTACGAATGCGCCGCTTGAACCACCAGTAACTCACACCCCCAGACTTTCAGCATGCGTACATTCTTTAAAACTCTTTGCTTCTTCACAGGAAACCTCCCTGCTTATGGCAAACATAGCAATCATGGATGAATGACCAAGGTAGCTTGTGCTTACCGTAGAGAGCTTTACGCTTACGTGCTGGCATACGTGCTGCCCGCTTGTTCTCTTTGATGCAATTTGCATACACCCTGATTTCCAGGTCTGCAAAGTCTATCATCAATAAGTTAGCCAGGTTTCCAATCATGCTACCTCCACCAATTCAGTAACCAGCTTGGTAGACCCATCACTCAGTGCTGCGCACTCATTACCCATCACTGACGTGAACAGGTAGCTTATGCGTACAGTGTGGATATCGCCCCAGATATCTACATAGTGGACCTTATCACCTTCTTTCATTGTGTAACCCTCATGTTATGAGCGGCATACACTAGGTACATTACACATTGTTAAAGAGCAGGCCTGATACCTCATGTATGCCGTGTTACTTGTTGACTAATTACAGTTTGTTGTATGTTATTACTTCTTCATAATTCACATTAATACTATTTAGGTTACTAATCATCTTCTTGTGTCCGTAACGCTTGCGTGTAGTCACTATGTGCATATCCATATCTGGTGCTATGCTATAGCTCTGTATATCACCACCAATAGCCTTGGCAATGTAACGTGCTGCGCTGGAGGATTCTGTGTAAATCTCATGTAAGTACATAATGTATTCCTATTTTATTACACGGCATACACTGAGATATCAGGCCATATTATTAAAGAGCAGTGATTCACAGTGTAGCTCATATCATCGTAATGTATGAAGAAGGATTGAAAGGCCCTTACTCAACCTAGTCTGTTTCACCTAGCGGAGTCCTTACACTTAATCATCTGGCTACTTAGAGCGATTACTCTTCACCAGCTTACTCCCGGTTGCCTACTTTGTGTCGCCACTTCGTTCCCGGTGATTGCAGTATGTATTAACAGGAACACCCTGTCAAGCACTATTTAATGCACTATGTGATATCTGTCACTATACAGGTATGTCCAACGTGTTGGACAAGCCCAGGTATACCTATCAATCACACTATGGTATGCACTATGTAATATACCAAGGTAGCCATAGGCAGGCCGAGTTGTGGTGTCCCTCTCATCTTCCTCACCTACTGGTGAGACTACAATACTAGGCATGCACTATGACTACACTATATAAGGCAAGAGATTGCACTATGGTAGCCACTATGGTCTGCCTAGGTATACACAACATGCGAGTGATGCATAAGGTATTGCACTATGGTCATCCCTAGGTATACCTATGGTATGCCACAAGGTAGCATCAGAGCGACAAGGACAGATACCCCGCACGCCCACTTATCCACAGGCTATCCACAGCCTGCCCTCGATTTACCCACAGGTCACCCGAGTTATCCACAGCATGCACTATAGTTATCCACAGGTATACCTGAGTTATCCACAGGCCAGGCCCAGATATCCCCAGGCTGGCCCACAGAAATCGATCGAGTTATCCACAACCTCAGCGAAACTCGGTTGAGCTGACCACAGGCATACCCCGGCCCTCCCGAGGCCACCCCTATGGGGGGACAACCGGGCGAGGCCGAGGCCGAGAGACCTGACACACGCCTATATCAAATTTTGAAACTTGATGTATACCTTATGGCATGCACTATGGTATGCCTAGGTCTGCCCTTCTTGATACCTACAAACGACCCTCAAGATGCAGTATCACCAAGATTAGTCCATAGATACATGCTGTACAGAATATAGAAAGCATTAAGTCTTTCATGATTACCTCTTGTCTAACACGTTGGACAACCAGCCACACAGGGAGCAATACCTAGGGATTACCTAGGTATCCAGAGCGGCACTCATAGGTGTGCTGTGAGTGGCATAGTTGTTATAGGAAGATTTCCCACATAACCTGGGACACATCAGCTGCGTTTGCACTCTTAATGGTGAAAGAGTTGAGGTCCGGGTTAGGTGTTGGCACGCTTGCATCTTGAGTGACTGCTGTCACAAACACAGGGCCTGCATTGCTTGGATAGGTCAGCCTGGTAAGCTTAATCTCAGACACCCACTTGAAGGTGTTTGCGTTAGAGCTAAACTGGCCTCTCACACGAGCATTGACGGTAGCAGTGCCAGCAACCAGGGTTGCAATACCTCTGACGTTCACATCATCAAGGATGTTCCTGCTCATACGAGGAGGTGTTGGTTGCACCGAGTATCCAGACAAGAGTGCCCAGGCAAGACCATGACCTGTCATGTCACAATCAGAGATGGTGACAAGTGTAGGGTCGATACCCATCGTACCGTGGAAGTACACTGCACGGCCATTACCATCATACCGCAGGCTTGCCTCGGAGATGTTGAGAGGCGTCTGCTGTGTACCTGCAACGTCCTTGGTGATGAAGATGTCAACGTTGGAGTTGTTGGTGTACCTACCGCCTTGCACCGTACCACCGCTGGTTCTAATACCATCTGCACAGAAGTGGGCCTCACAGTCATAGACGTGACCACCACCATATGATGCGTTGAACCCAGCACGCGGTGCGTTGTAGGCAATACACTCCCTGTATATAGGGAAGTTCACACCAGTGTTTGCCGCGAACCCATCCAGCAGAGGCCTGTATGCCTTGCACCCAATGTACTCAACATTGTGAGCACGAGCCTGGAACCCATCATCTCCTGCATCGTAAGAGATACAGCGGATGAACTGGATTCGCTTGCCAATGTCGTGGGTGTCGAAACCCGATAGGGTGGTTTTATGTGCAATACAATCAATGGCCTTGAAGGTGATAGGCTCACCCCACTTGGGTCCATCGGTGGTTGTCTGCCAGTTAAGACTAATGGCATGGCGCACATCCCAGGCTTTGATGTTTCTTACCTGGATATCCTCAGATGCTCCAAGCACCTCCACACCGTACCAACCAATGGCATAGAAGTGTGTGCCGTCAACGTAGGAGTTACGACAGTTAGCAAACTTGATAGCAGATCGACCAGTAATATCACCAGCCCCGGAACGCTTACTACCCTGAATCACACCACCTCTGATACGCACGTTATTGCAGTATTGCATGGAGATGCCAAGGGTAAATAAGGTGTTCGAGTCTGCCACTTTGTTGATCTTAACATCAACAAGTTCCACATCGTCTACCGGGTTATACTTGCCAATGACTGCGTTCTCTGACACCAAGAAGGTGTAGTGTACAGACTGGTCCAGCAAAGCGGTAGTTACACCACCTGTGCTTGTAGTTGCCAGAACCTTACGGAGCACAGAAGCCCGAACACCATAAGTGTTGGGACCACCATCACACAGCCTGTCTGACTTTATAACCACACTGTCACCCGGTGAGATACCTGCACCATCTGCAAAGGTAACCAGTGCACTGTCTGCAAGCATATCACCAGAGAGTGAGGTGAAGCTTGTTGGCTCTGTCCCCAAGATGTTTATTACCTGAGCTGGTGTATCGTTAGGTACGATGACACCGTTTGCAGTGAACTTGATGGATGAAATGGACTTCAAGTACATCACAGAAGTTGCTTTCACCTCGTTGTCCACTACAAGAGACCTGCCAGGTAGAGACATGTAGGTAACAAGACCTGACCATGAAGAGAACCAAGAAGACCGGGCTGGACCTTCGAAGTTACGAACCAAGTACCCGGCACCTGCCTGGAAGACAGTTCCGTTATCTACAAGGTAAGAACCTACCTTATAATCAAAAGAAGCACCCTCATCACCATAAATGAAGATGCGATCACCCACCTTAAACTTAGTGCCAAAAGAGATGGCTTGACCTATAGTATCAAAGTTACGGGTAGGTGATGTTGATCTAGTTAAAGCCATGTAACCTCCCTTAATTATAGGCATCCAATATGAATACCTAGAAGTAAGAAAAGTGCGTAAAGTGCGGCTTACGCCGCACTACCTGTAGCGTCCACCCATCCGGTATTTCCTGCGTTTCTCCACACAGGCTTATTGAGTGTGGTGTCAAAGTAGGTATCACCCGGAGAGGTCCCTGTGGTTGGACGTTGCGCCGTTGTCCCAGATAATTGACGAACAAGTGCGCTGGTAAGTTTTGTTAACACTGTACACTCCTTATCCAAAAGCACTAACCCTTCTATACTCGCCACTATTAGTAATCTCTTGAGATAGAAGGGTTTGTTTAGTAATTGCGCTCCAGCTCCAGGATGTAAAGCCCAAGCTTCACTGCGTCAGGCTTGCCAAAGCACACCATGCTGTCACGCTCTACCACGACCTCAAGGGTCGGTTTTACTGGCTTCACCTTTACTACCGTCTGCCCTTTCTGGGCGCACCCGGAAGTGCTCGCGATACCAATCAGCAGGGCTGTCATTAATGCGGTCTGCCTCAGCTTGCGCACTGTCTTGCTCCTTCTTAGCCTGGCGCTTTACCAGCAGCCCCATAAGGGCCGCCAGGATAGCCAGCAGGTTATTCACAGGTAATCGCCTGGCAGATGGCATCGGTTGCCGCATTGCCAGCTCCGTCGCCGAGGTCAACACCCAGGCCGACACCAATCAGGGCCAGCGCCAGGGCCACCAGGGCCGCTACTACTTTCTTATTCTTGAGGAACTTCATTTGAGTCTCCTTAGCCAGAGCTTAAGCATCTCGGTGTAATCCTTGATGCCGTTAATGTCAAAGTCTGCGATTGCCATATCAAGCCTACGCAGACACCACTTTACGCAGTGATCATCCATGCCAGCGTGCCGCCGTGTCTCTCACGTCAATATGCGTGAAGGAGTCGTACTGACCAATCCCGTACTTACCTTCGTACTTAGACGTAAGATAAGACCAGACTCGCGCGGGACTCACACCTGGGATACGAATGTCAGCTGCCTTTCCAGTGGTGTGCATAGAGTTCTTGGCACCACCTACCGCTGCATTGTGTTTAACACAGCGATGACCAGAATTGATAACAACAGGACCAAACTTCTCGCGTACATCAGTGATGACTTGGAGCAGCTCGGCATCCACTGTGGATGTACCGCACCCACAACGGCAAGCGAATTCACTACGCTTGAAATATTGGTTAAGCATGTTGTTCCTTTATTAGGTGATAGACAGAGTGCAGGATACGGACTTGATTACCTTGCCGCTGAGGTCGGTTACGGTACACTGGTACACACCAGCATCACCAGCTGCGGCAGCTGCCTTGGAGAAGGTAGCGCCAGTCTGACCAGCAACCACCGTGCCGTCCTTGGTCCACACATAGGTGTACGGGGCATAACCGCCAGCCACCACTACAGGCAGACTGATTGCAGCACCAGTAGCCACAGAGGCGGTTGCAGACAGGTTGGTTGTGAATGCCAGAGCAGCCACAGCTGCCGGGGTAATCGGCATGCCAGCCGTCATCGGAACCCAAGGAGATACATCGGTATCACCAAGGGCAACCATGCCATTGAGTGCACCGCCAGCACCTTCACGGATTGCCACGGCACCAAGTTGCTTGCCGGACTCTTCGCGCTGGTTGATGATGTTTGCCTTGTCGGCGAATGCAGCAGTGGTTGCCACAGGTGCGGTGGAGCATGCAGCTACGCGGTAGGTTACCGACTTAGGCTGACGCTGACCAGTTGCAGATAAAGCCATTTGTTTCTCCTTATGCTGGGGTTACGTCAGTGCCAGAGGTTGCGATGTCCCACAGATCGGTGGGTGCAGAGCCACGAGCAAACGCATACACTAACTTCCCTGTAGCCGTAAGCTGGCAGAGAACCAGGGCACCTTTCTGCTTACCAGAGAGTGCCGTATTGTTGATAGGATGAGCAGAGTCTGCCAGGTATGCCTGCGGCACGATAGGTGCGATCAGGTGAGTGGCATAGGTCTGCTTAGCTACCGGGGTCAGCTGACCAGTGATAGGTAATGCCATGTAACCTCCTTGATTAAGCCGGGACTACCTGAGAGCCGATAGCCATAGTGTTCCACACGGAAGTGTCAGCACTCCCACGGGCGATATGAATGACACCAGAGGTGTTCATGATGCATGCACCATCCTGCTTGCCAGACTTGGTGATATCATTCACCACACTGGATTTAGCAGTGAGCTGTGCGGCAGGCACAACACCGTGCTGGATAGCTGTGCTTACATGCGGGACCTGCTTACGGGTGGATTTACCAGTCACACCCATAGATCCATAATTGTTAGCCATTTGTTCTCCTATAAAGAGTAATAAAGGAAAGAGATAAGAGGGTACTCTGTAGAGTACCCAACTAGGGCATACCTGGTTACCTAAGGCGTACCTGGGAATACCCTTAAATACCTTAGTATTCCTTTTCTATTGCTTCTATACTCGCCACTATTACCAAGTCTTTGAAATACGTGCAGAAATTGTGTTCCTGCGAGGTGAATAGTTGCGGCCTGTGCCGTTCGTTCGAGCCATCTGGAAGCCGCTCACATTATGACCAGACCTCATCGAGCCGTGGTCCTGCCCGGTGAAATACTCCCGGCGCTTCCGTGGGTCGTTCATCATGTCCAGGTAATCCCGCATCTCCTTGGCCCTGACGCGATTAATCCGGGTAGCCTCGTCATAGTCTATCTGCGAGGTGAGCTGGCGTATGGCCCCGTACAGGGCGTCCAGTCGGTCATCGTGCCGGAGGCATCCTTTCTCCAGGGTGATGTTCGAAATTTGAGCGAACAGGCTGTAGGACATACGGATTTCAAGCGGGTAGTGCTGGATGCTCTGGATGTCCTGGCGAATCATGTCAGCGTTAAAGATAACCCTGTGCGAGGTGAAGAGTGGCTCCAGAGTCTCGATGATACGAGTCTCCTTCTGTCCGGTGGCGTAATCCTCTTCCAGGGATACAGGCCAATCGCGCTCGAAGTAAGGCTTGATTACTGCCTCGAATGCACCATGACCAAAGTTCTTCTCAATGAATACCTCTTTAACACCAGCAAGCTTGCACTCATCCACAATGCGTTGAAGGTGCTGAGCCTGGTAACCACCCGGCACGCCGAACACCTTGTACACATAGACGAAGGTTCCAAGCAGGAATACGAGAGCTACACCAGTCTCATCCCCGTTCTTACCACCACCTGCCGGGTCAATGTATGCAATCCTCCGAGTTATAGGTTTCCACTCGTAGGTTCGCGCAACCGGACGATACAGGTAGTCGGTGGGCTTATTACCGAACCGTGGCGCATCGGAGATCATGTTGATGCTGTCATTTGACCAGGTAGGCATCTCAGGTACAACGTCTGTACCGAAAGACATGAAGATGAGGTTGTTGAGTCGCAGCGGATATCTGTCAGCATCCATCAGGCGGGTGTTGAGCATGAATTGCAACTGGAACTTAGCCGTACCCTGAGAGATTTCCTTCTCAATCAGCTTCTCATCATCATACATCTCCGGGCAAGTCGGCGCACCCTGCATGCCGTCCATGCCATACCCTAAGCGTAAGCCAGGGTCTTCCATCATATCCTGGATAATCATCGGGGCAAGGAAGTCGCCATAGCATGCTTCTTGCTCCAGGGTTGGGTATCGGCCAGGCCAGATGCGAATCTGGTAACCACGAGCTGGTAGGTTGTTATAGATGGAGTTCACACTCTGGGGTGTGCCCAGGTAGATGATGTCACCGTACTGGTTGATGGATTCAAACTCCTTGGTCAAATCCTCCAGCAATGCACGACCCGCAGCGGTACGTGAGTTCTGCAATGACTCTACGTCATCCGCAAGAATGATGTCAGCACGAGCACCTTGCATGCCAGCCTCGATAGAGTAGCAAGCAACGGATGGTGACTTGTCAGAGCCACGCAAGGTGTAGTGCACCTCGAACCCCTTGATGGATGCTTTGTCACCTGCATAGATGTCGGGTAGCATAAACTCAAGGAAGTCTAAGCCACGGAAGATTTTGATAACCCAGCCAGCAATCTCTTCCGCACGCTTGGCTGTTTGGGATACGATCATGATTCGCTTGTGCGGCTCATGGATGATTCGGAATACAGCATAGATAGCTGCAATGGTTGTCTTAGCCTGTCCACGCTGCGCCTCAACCATCCGGTACTTCTTGCCAGAGAACAAGAACTTAAGGATGTCTGCCTGTACCCGGTTAAGGTCAGGGTTGCCAGTGATTAGCGTGTTGATAACCACCTGGGCAAAGGAGAGAAGGCCATGCACGGTATACGGGAATGTTTCCTGTAGCTCGCGCAAGGCCTCCCAGCGGGCCAGGGCATCAGCTTGTGATTCCCTGTTCCTAGCCATTAAGCCTCCTTAGCATCTGTGAAGCTGATAACCTTACCACTGGATGCCTCACGAATCTTCTTGAGGCGCTTGGAGAGTGCAGAGGTTTCCACGTTCTCCGCAGGGTTTGCCTTGACGCCGTTATCCAGAACCCATTTAGCCATAGCTGCAAGGTCCTTGGAGTCACCAAGAATAAGTGCTGCTTTAGGGTCCTGCTCAATTTCATCCAGGATTGCTGCTGCCTTCTTGTTAAAGATGTTGGTAACGGCAGCATGAAGGATGCCTACCTGGTCTTCACTGGCTGCGTGCTTATTGCTCATCTTTCCTCCTTTTCTTCTTAATGCGAACCCACACCCAATCCGCCATTTGCATGGCGGTA